GCACCACCTGCACCACTGTTACCAACGATTGCGCTGATGTTCCGATCAATCAAAACTTCCGTTGGTTGGATGACTCCACCCGCCCCACCACCACCACCGCTAGCAGTGGCTGCGTTACTAGCAGCACCACCACCTCCACCACCCACTGCGATTACCTGCACGATTCCTGGCACAACCACATCAATTGATGCGTAAGCACCTGACCCATACGAAATCAGCGCGTACTGCCACCCACCGGATTGATATTGGTTGACGTCAGCTTCACCAAAAAACACGTTTGGTGTGATGGTCAACACCGGATGGACATAGGTGGACGCTGCAGAAACTATGCCAGTAATGGATGGCATTAGCTGGCCGCCAAATCGCCAACAACCACATAATCATTCGACCCAACACACAACAGTGTCACTGCGCTGTATCGAGTTCGAATAGTGGTTGTTGGGGTTCCGTTGATGGTCACACCTGTTGCTGTGAATGATGGTGAAGCCAAGGTTGCACCGGTTTGGACGAAGTCGATGCGTTGGCCGGCTGTCAACGCGAGAGCAGTACCAACAGCAACAGTGGTGTTGTTGTCCAACCTGATCAAATAGCCAGCGTCAGCATTTGTGAGAGCTGTACCGGATGACCAGGTGCGTGTTGGTTGTGCTTGGGACCAAGAACCTTGCGCACCTGTCGCACCGGTAGGTAACCCAAGACTCAGAATCTGGTTAGGTGCAGTACCACTAACCGCAGCAGTAGCTGAGCCACCTGCAGCAACAGTCGTTACGGTACCGATAGTCAGGGTGTTTGCTGCACCTGTTGCACCTGTTGCGCCGGTAGGCACACCAAGACTGAGAATCTGATTGGGTGCAGTGCCGCTAACTGCAGCGGTAGCTGACCCACCAGCTGCGACCGTGGTGACGGTACCGATAGTAAGCGTGTTCGCTGGGCCGGCGGGCCCGGACACACCACTTGTGATGATGCGGTCGGTTGCGAGATCAAGAGTGATGGAGACGCTCATCGGGTCACGTCCTGAACGATGTAGCACGGTCCTTGCAGCAGAGTGGTTTTCACAGTGCTGTTCGTCTCTTCGATGTCGTACACAGCTTGGCCGGCAGTGAGTGCTGCTGTTGTCGTGGCCGACAGGGTGCATTGGACGCTGCCACCAGTGCCGCTTGTGACGGTGCAGGTCATAGCTGCGATGACAGCGGTTGATGCTGCGGTGCTGCGGATCTGTGCTGCGTAGGTACGCCCGGTGATGTTGACTGCTGTACCACTTGAACGCAACGTGAGGGTGATGGTTTCAGTGTCACCGATGCGCACTGTGAACGGGTATGACGGTGCGTCAGCCATTGGTGACACTCCCATCTGCACCGATTGATGTCCAGGTGTTTGAAAGCAGTGACGGTGACCCGTTGGTACCGAACGGTGCCGATCCAATTGATGTCAGCACCGACAGGATGAAGCCACCTGCAGCTGCTCCACCGATCGTGACGTAGTCAGCTGTGAACAGGTCGAAGCCTGCAGCTGCACCGATCGCGACCAGAGCGGTTTGCGCTGCTGTCTTGATGGCACGCTCGAGCACGTCACGCCAGAAAGTAGATGTGAACATCAGATACCCCATTCAGGTTTGATGGACGGTTGCAACCCTGGGAACGGGTAGTCGTCCGGGTCGCATGTTTCAGGTTCTTCTTCGTCGTCGAGTTCTTCAACGTCTGGTTCTATTTCAATCACCGTCATCGTCGTCACCTTCTTCGTCTGTCTCTTCGTCTTCTGCTCTGGGGGTGTTCAACATGACCCCGTAGAGGCAGTCCAGGTATCCGATGGCGTCGACCACGGAGTCACGTAACAGTTCCGGTGGGAAGTCTTGTGAGAGCCCATACGCCAACCGTGACAACTTCATCGATGTCATAAACAGAATGCCTTCAACAGGAGAAAGCTCTACACCTGTCAGCCTGCTGTAGATATCGGTGGTAAGCGCGTAGTCCTCCCACGGTGGACCGTACAACCCGCCGCGAGTATCGGACCCTGTGCCATGCACCAGCATGTAAGCGTCACGTGCTGGTGAGTCCCACAATGCTTTTGTGTCGCTCAGTTTTTTCGACATCGGAACTCCCCTTAGAACCTTCGAGCAGTGAACTTTGAGAGCCTGACGCCCTCATATTTACGGCACAGATAATCAAGGCTGACGAACATCGGATCAGCTGATCCGTCACCGTCAACCTCGTGGAGCATGATCACACCACGCCAATGAGCGTTACCCTGTGGGCCTTTGTAATCCTCGTCGTGTAGGTAGCAGGCACCAGCTATCAGCCCAAACTGCTGTGCACCGGTACCTGGTAAGAACCTCACCGCGTAATCCAATGTCTGCTGGTGACCCATAACAAACGTATGCCCGATCTGTTTCAGCCGACTCGCAGCATTACCGCCATACGGTCGACCCGACATCGGGTTCGCCCAGAAATGTGCGTACCAGATCCCATCTAGACAGATCGGTTGAAGAAAGTCGTGCACCTGGTAACCGTGGCCGGCGTAATTCAAATGCTCGAGCTGCAACAACCCAACTAGTTTCGGGTCACAGTCAGCGGCACGGGTAATCCGGTGCTCATGGTTACCTAGGGTGATGTGCCGTTCAGGTAAATACTGTGCGTGCTTGTGTTCACGCTTGACAGCGTTGAAGTCATCTAACGCTTGACACAGCACGTCGAACGCATCGTTAGCGGCATCAATATCAGCGACGTATCTGCGCCCCTCAAATGATGCTTTGCCGACGTCATACGAACTCAACGACTCCATGTCAGCATGATCACCCAGATGCACGATCACATCAGGTTTACGGTCCACGATGTACTGACCGATCCACCCCAAATGATCTGTGGGCACACCCGGTTTTGCTTGAGTGTCAGGAATGATGAGATGGGTGCGTGGGTTACCAGCGTCGCCGGCCTCTATGGTGCACTGATTCGTGGCGGTCAAGTCGTTCATCTAGCCGCTCAACTTTCGTGTCGACCCGCTCTATCGAACCATGAATGTCAAGCAACCGGTCAGCGACATCGTGAATTAATGCGCGACCCTCGGCGTGTTGTTCACTGTTTTCTCGCCGCAGTTTCGTCAGCTGCACAATCGCACCAACAACAGCACCTAACACCAAGGTGATTGCGGTAGCTATGCCAAGCCACTCGGCAACACCGAAGCCTTGGCTGTCAACTATTTGTGTTGCCGCCTGACCGAACATGATCGGTCACACTCGCCACGGACGCCACGAACCATTTTGGTTCTGAGTGCGATACGCAACCTGGTTCGTAGTGCTGTTCCACGCGCACACCTCGAACCGACCATCTTTGTTTTGTGCTGCGGTGATCGAGTCCACACCGAACGGTTGACCGTCGTTGAGCGCCACCCACGGACCCCAATTGCCGTTCGGTCGTTCCTGCCAACGATGCGTGACCTGACCGAGAACACAACCGAACTGCACAATGCCACCATCGAACTTCGTAACCATGTGCATTAGTTGTTTCTGCTTTCCTGTGGCACCAGTCAACCGGCGCATGAACTCTTCTACCGGCCATGACGGACCGGGGTCGGTGTGGTCGGTACCAATACCAGCGGCACTGCAAAGCCCGTGTGTGGTGATGCCACGCTTGCCGGCCTTGAGCCCGTCAACGTCGACCCATTGGCGTGGGATCTGGTAGCGGTCACATAACGCTGCAACCAGCTGCACAACACGATCGAATTGTTGTGACGGTGCACCAGGTGCAAGCCAATCGGTCTGATATGCGTACCCGGATTGCTCGATGCCAACCGAAGGACCGTTGCCATACCAGTTAGCTGAACCAACATGCCATGCCTGATCGATCGGATGAACACCTGACCACACGTTGTCCGGGTCAACCATGTAATGCGCTGATGCCCTCGGTGACGTGGGCCCTGCGAACCATCGTGCGACCTGTTCGGCACGCCCAACTTCTAACGGGCATTCCATGGAATGCAACACAATCAGTGTCGGAGTTTTACCGGCAGTCGACCAGTACCTAGCCTGTATGAACGGGATCGCATCGAGATCCATTAGAGCGGTGCCCCACTAGGCCCGATGTCCTCGACGATGAACTTCGTTGCTTGCACCGTTGACCCGAGTACGTTCACTGAATGCGTGACACCTTGCATGTAGATCGTGTACACAGCACTAGCGGCTGACGTACCAATCCAACTAGCACTCACCTGATAGTTGGTATCAACAGTTTCGTTATTCGCCGCGATACGTGCGACCTTTGTTGCTGTACCAGTTGTGTTCCAAACCTCAGCAATGAAACCGCCACCCGCTGATGCCTCCGATAGCGAAGCGATGAGAGTGAACCGCAGATACCGGTTGTCTGTGAACGTAACGCTGGTACGCAACCCTGTTGCTAGCTCAGCCAAGGTAGTTGTGCGCACACGGTCGCTGGTATCAAACTTTACTGATCGGACACCCCACGGTGCGTTCCACCCTGGGCCTCTTGTCCAGTTCGCACCGTTATACGCGTACAAACCTTCGTCCCTGTCACCTGACTTCACATAGCAGACCATGCCGTCAACAAGATCGGCACCAGTAATGGCTGCGTCTCGAGCACCGGTCGACGCAAACTGGTAC